AAAGACTTTTTCTCCAGAATCTTGTGATTCTATATTTACCTTTTCTATTCTTTTTGCTTTTATGATAAGGCAGGTTATTTTGAATTGAATTTTTTTTTAATTCATTAAGTACCGCTCCATTAGATTTTTTATTATCTTTTAATTGTAAAATACCTGTATTAGTATCATTCAAATATGGAGTACCCCAAGCTGTATTTAATGCGAATTGTCCTTTATTTTGCTCTAATTCAACTCTTATAGCTTGTATTAAATCTTCTGCATTACTAACTATTTCACAAACTCCTTTATCATCAAATACTAACTCACAATCTTTGTCTAATTTTGGACTTGTCATTTACACCTCCTATTCAGCACTCCCAGTTGATGTTGGACTTTGGTCGCCAGGTCTATAAGTATGTGTATGTCCTTTTAAACTCTTACCTGCACCTTGTACATCTTCCGTTGCTGTTACTCCACCTGTTATTGAAACATTTCCAGTCTGTGTCGTATTGCCTTTTTGAGTTGTATTGCCATTTATAGTTAAATCACCATTTAATGTAACATTACTTGTTATAGTTGTTTCATTACTTCCTGCGAGTATAGTTATATCTCCATTACCTTTTATTTCTATTCTAGTTCCTGCACCTTGTAAAATTATATCTTCTGAATTATCTTCAAAACCTTTTTCACAACTTCCTATAATATAAGGTTCATTTAAACTAAATCTTTCAAGGCTTGTTTCATCAGATAAAGTCGTTTCACTAAACCCAACCCATACAATATCACCAACTTTACGAGGTATTTGAAAACTCCAACCACCAAATTTAAGAAAATCTAATCTAACATCTATTAATGGAGGATAGTTTATAAGTTGTTTACATAACTCTCTTTTAGCAAGAGGTTGAACTGTGCAGGTTCCAGCACCATAGTTTATTGATTTAATTTCACAAGGTAAACTTGTATGCAATTCATTTAAACTATCGTCTATTAAAGTTTTTATAACTTCTATCATTAAACCACCTCTACTGTTGCTGTTGCAGTAAATGTCTCTAAACCACTTGCTGTAAAGTTACACTCTTTTACAACTACTTTTCCTTTAAAAGTTGTGCTTTCAATTTCTAATAACTGACCTATCTTAATAAGTGGAATTAACAAACACTCAATATCAAATTTTTGTTTGTTGCTCTCATCTTTTTTTTTTTTAGATCCGTTTTTTTCTTTTTTCTTAATATCTGCTTTATCCATTTTTTTATCAATTCTGATTAAACCTTGTTCTCCACCTAAATGCAGAACACTTGAATAAACTTTGTTAGGTAACTTAAATTCAATAGATGTATTAGTAAATCTTGATATTGTTCCTGTATCTCTTGCAAGAATTGGGATCACATTTGATAATCTTCCACTAAACACCTTGCCATTTGGATATACTGTATCTTTGCCTAATTCCTTTATATCCATAGTAAAATTACACATTTTTTCAATCTGTTTTATAACTTCACTAGCTTTTATTCCAGCTTTGAATTGTCTATTTATAATAGTATTAGTATATGCCCTATTATTTGGAGTAGCTTCAATAGTAGTTATAAAATCATTTTCATCTCTACTTGTACTAATGCTTTCAACTATTCCATTGAATATAACTCCGTGAATATCTCTATAACCTGTGTCAATAGATACATCTTGATTAAGTTTTAATTTTTGTCTTGTTGTTTCTGATAAGTTATATAGTTTTATTGTTGCTATATCACTCTTATTATCATCAGTACACTTAACTTCAAAATCAATGTCTAGTTGCTCATAATCAAAAACTATCTCTCCAATAGTTATTAATCTAACTTGTTTCCATAACTTCGCCATCATCATCACCTATCAAGAAAAATTTATAATCTTTATTCAAGTTTTGAGGAGTAACCTTATCTTTTTCTTCTGCAAATTCATTAATTTTTATACATCTTAATTGAAGATTATTTTCATTCCTTACTAAACTTAAAAAATCAATGTTAGGAACTAGCTTGTTAAAGCCTGTTATTCTTTGATTTAAGCTATCTAAAATTGAAAGATATATAAAGCTATCATAAGTATTATAAATTAGCTCTAAATTGATGTTATTAGGTAATTCTGCTATTATTCCTCTTTCTTCAATTTCTGTTATGTCTATTTCTATTGCTTTCATTTTTTTCTCCTAACCTGCTAAAGTTTTAGAAAAACTTTTATCTCTTTCTTTTGTTCCACCTGTAACATTATTAACTTTGCTTTTTTCTGCATTTGTTGGACTACTTACCTTAGCTGTTGTTCTTTTCTTCTTACCACCAGAAGTTTTAGCTTTTTTACTATCCATTTTTACATCAGTTTCTTTAATCTCTCCAACTTGAATTTGCCTTAATGTTATATAGTAGGTAAAGCCATACTTTTGCTTGTCAGTTTCAATTTCTTCTATATTTTCAATAATCATATGCTCGTAAGTATCACGATTAGAAAAAACAAACTGAACTTCTTCGCCTTGCTCCTGTAACTTTAAAAGTTTATCTCTATTTAATAAGTAATCTTTGCTATTATCTACAACTGTAATATTTATAATCATTGGCTCTTTTCTAACACTATCACTTATATTAAAACCATTCTCAACCCTCTTAGTTGGTAAAGTCATTGGTAAACTTCTTGTTTTTTCTGATATAACTTCAAGTGGTATATCTTGTATATAGCTTTGATTAGAGTTTTCCAGCATACTCAAAGCCATATCAACTGCTTGTTTGAAAAAACTCATAATATCCTCCTATATTCCATAATTCATTCCAATTTGTGCTCTTATTTTTTGTTCCTCTTGCTCCTTATAATTTCTCATTTGTGTATCAAACATATTCTTAATTTTAGCTCCATCAGTAGCTTCATTAATTACAAAACTAGGATTATATGTCTGATTGTTATTTATTGTTACATTAGGTTTTAATGTTTTCTTACTATTATCTATAACTTTGGTATCAAGATTTTTAGTCTGTAATATTTTATTGAAATCAAAATCAGAGATATTTGCTGAATAAATAGGTTTATATATAAAATCTTTTTGGGCTTGTTCACTGAATTGAGTTTTTTTTCTAAAATCTTCAACTTTTACTTGCCTTTTAATTTCTTTTGTAGCTTCTTCAAGTAAATAATCATCGTGCATTTTGCTAGTTTTTTTCATATGTTGTCCTGCACCATATACCTTGTTCCAACCACCTTTAATATTTCCAAATGAACTATCCCAATTCATATTGTCAAAATCGCCAGTTAATGCCTTATATGCGTTTTTACCTAAATCAATTACTGCTCCTCCTGTTGCTCCCCATAGCATTTGCAACAGTCCTGCTCCACCTTTTAAAACATCTAATAAATCAGTTAAAACCTTAGTTGTCAGTGTAATTTTTTCAATTCCACTATCTGCCCCCTCTGTCCATAACTTCCAAAAATCAGATACACCTTTTCTTAAATCTGCAAATCTATAATCTGTTCCAGTGAATTTTAATAGTGCATTAATTCCATCTTCTGTAAAACTTTCTTTCCCTTGAAAAGCGGCAAATACATCTTCAATAGCTAAAAATAATGTAACAAGTGGAAATTGTGTTGCGAGTGCTAAACCACCTATAACCTTAAATGCTGTTTTTGCTTCATCAGGTAAAGCATTAAAACCTTTTTTAATATCTCTAAATACTCCTATAAAAGTATCTACAAAACTTCCTCCAGCTTTGAATACTTTTGTTATCATATCTTGAATACCTTCAGCATTATCTGCTATAAATTCCCAGAACTTTGCTCTTGTATCTCTTATAGACATTCCCCAAACTTCGTATAAATCGCCTATTCTATTTTTAGCAGATGTTATTTTTCCCTCAGGAGTTTTTAACATTTCTTTATTTTGTTCTCCTATGCTTCTTCTTACTGCTTCTGTAAGTAGAGCAACTTTTTGTTCTTCTGTTCCTACTTTTAGTAATTGTTCTTCTCTTTCACTTAAAATAATTCCATTTCTTTTTAAAATCATTGATTGCCCATTCATAGCCTTAGCAAAAACATTAGCAATACCTTCCATATCTTGCCCTGTACCATTCAAGCCTTTTTGTTTTACCAATAAATCTTGCATAGTTGGTAATAACTGTTTAATGCTATCCTCTTGCAATCTATAAGTTGCTAATTGCTGTGCCCCTGCAATAGTTACTTCATCTCCTACAACTCCCAAACCTTGTAAACTTGAAGTTAAATCTACAATAGACTTAATTTGTTCATCTCTAAAATTTTGAGCCCTTAAAGTGTTATACAACTTAGCTTCTTGTTCAATTTGATAATTACTAGCTTCAATTGCTTTATTGTATTGCCCTACAAGAGCACTTATTGAAAAATATCCAATAGCTAATTTTCCTAGTGTACTACCTGTTACTTCATTAAATCTTTGGCTTAAACTCATAGACTGTTTTAAATTAGCTTTGAATTGTTGAAATCCTTGTGAATTTAAAAAAGTATTTATATTAAATTTTAA